GTATAAATCTATTTATGATTTTTATGAGCAAGATTATGATGGATTTACTGAATATGCTATTAAAGACCCTATTGTTTTAAAAAATATTATGAAGAAAACAGGATTAATGGATTTAAGTATTACTATAGCAAAAATGACTGGAACAAATTTAGACAAAATTTTTGGAACTGTTCATCCTTGGACTAATTTTTTAACATTAATAGCATTGAATGAAAAATTAGTTATTTCTGGTTCTGAATCAACAGATGATAAACCTATTAAAGGTGGATTTGTTAAGGATCCAATAATCGGAAAACATAATTGGGTTGCCTCTGAAGATGCTAATTCAATGTATCCAAGTATAATGTTATCATTCAATATTTCTCCTGATACTTATGTTAATCCTGAAAGATTACCAGAAGAATTGCAAAAAATTTATCAATATTTTAGAGATGAAAATGAATTAAAATTAGTTGAAAATTTAGATAAAATAAACGAAATTTTGAAAAAATACCCTAATTATATTTTTGCTGGTTTGGGTTTTTTTGAAAACACACAAAAAGGAATAATACCAAAAATTATTGAAAAAACATATTATGGAAGAAAAAAAGAAAAACAAAAAATGCTTTTATTGAAAGCACTAAAGGAGAAAGTATGAAAGTTTCAGAAGTTTTAAATAAAATAGAAAATTTAGAATTAACATTTGATGATATTTATAACAATGATTTTGAATTAGACGTTGATAAATCTTTGATTGAAGAATTAATAACAAAATATAATAATAAACAAATGGCTTTTAAAATTTTGATGAATTCTTTATTTGGTGCATTGGATAATAAATATTTCTTTATACACAATAGAAATATGTCTGGTAGTATTACTTTTATTGGAAGATTTATGATACAATTTACATCAAAAAAAGTTAATGAGTATTTACAAAATGTTTTTAAATCAAATAAGAATTATATTATTTATTCTGATACTGATTCATTTTATTTTTCTTTAGAAGATTTTGTTAAATTAATTGAAAACAAAATGGGTAAAAAATATGAAGAAATGACAGATGAAGAAAAAGAAAAATTATTAAATACATTACTAAAATTTATAGATAAAGTTAACAATGTTGCAGAAAATGCTATAAAAGAAATACAAGAAAAATTAAATGTTAAAGAACCAGGTTTCATGGGATTTAAAGTTGAAAAAATTAATGAAAAAGGAATATGGATTGCCAAAAAAAGATATGCATTAAAAACAATATGGAATGAAGGAACTATTTTAATAAACAAACCTAAATTATCTGTAACAGGTTTAGAAATTGTTAGAAGTTCAACACCTGATTTTGTAATAGATAAATTAGAAAAAGCTCTTTTAATAATGATGGATAAAGATGAAAAAGATTTACAAGAATTTGTTCAAGAAGTAAAAAAAGAATTTTTTGAAAAATGTGATAATAATCCTGAAGTAATAGCTAAAACAAGTTCTGTTAATAATTTAGATTATAAAAAAGATAAAAAAGGTTATTATAGATTAAATGAAAATGGTGTTAGAATTCCATGTCCAATAAATTCTAGAGCTGCTATTTTACATAATGAATTAGTTAATAAAAATGGATTATGGGATATTTATCCTTTAATTACAGAAGGTGACAAGATAAAGTATGTTCCATTAAAATTACCAAATCCTATAAATGAAAATGTTATAGGATTTATAGATGAAGGATTTTTATTTGATGTTGATTTAGTAAAATATATTGATAAAGAACAAGCGTTTCAAACAAATTTTTTACAACCATTGAAATTAATTGCAGATGCTATTAATTATAAATTTGAAAAAGAAAATAAAATTGATTTAGATGAATGGTAAAGAAGAAACAATGAAACTAGTATCCTATTTTTTAAAAATAATGAAATATTTTATAAATCTAATAGTGCAGAAAAAAATAGTTGAATAAAAAGGAATTAATATGGATTATAAAATACTCACTCCGAAAATAAAATTTGGAACTTTCAAAATAGATAACATGGATGCTTTTGCTTATCAAATTGTAGATGAAGAAAAGAATATTAGAACTTCAATTGCTATAGGTTTATATGATAAAATAGATGAATTAATTTTAAAAAATATTCCAGACAATAAATTATTAAATCTATATTTTAAGATTACAGAGGAATTGTTAAAAAGAGGATTAAAAGTTAATTTTTCAAAAATAAAGTTAAATAAGAAAGGAATAAAAAATGAATGAATTCATGAAAGAATTTGTAGATGAAAAAATTAATTTTATAGAAAACTATGTTTATTCAGAGAATGCGGCAGAAGGCTCAAAATATGATCCAAATGCTAATGTAGATAGTAAGAATGTGGCAACAATGATGTCAGAACTATATAAAAGAGAAAATATATTTATAAATAGAGAAATGATGAGAAGAAAAATTATTGAGTTATTTGATGAAGAAACTGCAAATAAATATTTAGAAATGCTAAATAAGCACGAACTTTATAAACATGATGAAACACATCCTGCAGTTCCTTATTGTGTGTCAGTAACAATGTATCCTTTATTAATAGATGGATTAACTAAAATGGGTGGAGAAAGTAAAGCTCCTAAACATCTTTATTCATTTAATGGGGTATTTATTAATTTTGTATTTGCTACTGCGGCTCAATTTGCAGGAGCAGTAGCAACTGTTGAGTGGTTAATGTATTTTGATTATTTTGCAAGAAAAGATTTTGGAGATAATTATTTGGAAACTCATGAAAATGAAATCAAAGAAGCATTACAACATGTTGTATATTCATTAAATCAGCCTGCAGCTGCTAGAGGATATCAAAGTGTTTTCTGGAATATTTCAATATATGATAAATATTACTTTGATGCAATGTTTGGAAATTTTGTATTCCCTGATATGAATAAGCCTAAATGGGAAACGTTAGATAAATTACAAAAATATTTCATGAGATGGTTCAATCAGGAAAGAACAAAATCAATTTTAACATATCCAGTCGTGACTGCAGCTGTTTTATTAAATGAAGATGGAACTCTTAAAGACAAAGATTATGAAGATTTCCTTGCTGAAGAAATGAGTAGAGGGAATTCATTTTTTATTTTTATGGATAAGAATGCGAATGCCTTGTCCAGTTGCTGCCGTTTACGAAATGAAATCGAAGACCAAATAAACGAATTTAGTTATACACTTGGAGCAGGTGGAGTTATGACTGGTTCTGTAGGTGTTATGACTTTAAATCTCAACAGATTAATTCAAGATGCTATTAAAAAATACAATATTCAAAATCCTAAAGAAAATTATTCTAAAATTTTAGAATATATTAGGGGAAAAATAAAAGATGTTCATAAATTTCAATATGCACATAGAAAAATTATTGAATGGTATTATGATAATGATATGTTGCCTGTTTATAAAGCTGGTTTTATTTCATTAGATAAACAATTTTCAACAATTGGTATAAATGGACTTGTTGAAGCTTCTGAATTTATGGGTTTTGAAATAAGTCCAAATGAAGAATATATGAAATGGGTTTCTGATGTTTTAAAAACATTTAGTGATGAAAATAAAAAAGGTAGAAAAATATATGGAATTAAATTCAATACTGAGTTTGTTCCAGCAGAAAATCTTGCAGTAAAAAATTATAAATGGGACAAAGAGGATGGATATTGGGTTCCAGAATGGAGAAATCTTTATTCAAGTTATATTTATGGACCAGAAGATGAATCTTTGTCAGTTTTAGATAAACTTGAATTACATGGAAAAGAAACATCACAATATTTAGACGGTGGGCAAGCAGTTCATCTTAATCTTGAAGATTATCCATCTAAAGAATCTTTTAGAAAACTTCTAAATGTGGCTGGAAAAGTTGGTTGCAATTACTGGACATATAATGTTAAAATTACAATTTGTAATGACTGTGGACATATTGATAAACGAACACATTATAAATGTCCAAAATGTGGTTCAAAAAATATTGATTATGCTACAAGGGTGATTGGATATTTAAAAAGAGTTTCATCATTTAGTAAAGCAAGACAACAAGAAGAAAAATTGAGATATTATGAAAAAATAAAAAGGAGTCAAATATGAAATTACTTTTAAAATTTCTAATCAGTGGATTTTTTATGAGTATTTTATTTGCAAATGATGCAGTATTTTTACCAGGAGATTTGTCTAAAACTAAATATGGATTTGTTGACAATACAATAGTAATTACAACAACATCAACTGTTTTCAGAACAGCTAAAAATACAAGTTCAAAAACAATGGAAAAATTAAAAAACGCATTAGTCAAACTTTATTGTTCGGACGAGGAATTTAGAAAACAAATAAATTCAGGAAAAGATGCAGTTCTTATTTTTGAATATTCTAATGGTTCTGTTATTATTCATATAAATAATTGTAAGGTAAAATAATGTTGTATTATTCTTATCCTCAAATACAGTTTCAAGAAGTACCTGATGAGATAAGTTTATCTTTATCTTTATCAGGTTGTGATCTTCATTGTAAAGGATGTCATTCAAAAGAAACATGGAATCCTAAATTTGGTAAACTATTAACTAATGAGGAAATAGATAAACTTTTGAAAAGACATAAACATATAAGTTGTGTTCTTTTGTATGGAGGTGAATGGGAATTTGAAGATTTGAATAGAATTATTGATTATATTAAAGAGAAATATCCTCATTTAAAAATAGCTTTTTATACGGGAAGAGAGTTAGATTTTCCAAAATTTACAAAAGATTTTTTAAAAAAATTAGATTATGTAAAGGTTGGACCATATATTAAAGAATTAGGACCATTATCATCAACAACAACAAATCAAAGATTTTATGTTTTGAAAAATGGTGAAATTGTAGAAGATAAAACATCATGGTTTTATAATAGGTTTAAATCTAATTTTTGGTAACAAATACTTATAATGATAAGTAATTAAAAAATATTTACTTTTTCTTTTATTTTTATTATAATTATAAAAAAGAAGAAAAGGAGTTAAGATGTCAATGAAATTTGATAGAATTGTATTGGAAGGAACGGATAAAATAGGTAAAACCACAATAGTTGAAAATTTAAAATATTTAGGATTTGATGTTAGTGATAGAAGTATTAATATTTCAAAAAATGTTAAATTACCTCATAATTTGACAAATGAAAATATTGAAAATATAAAAAATGAAATCATAAATAATTCAATAACATTATATGTCTTCATTGTTTATAAAGACAATAAAGTTGCTGAACAAATAAAAGGAATAATTGATAAAAGTGATAAATATGACAAAGATTTTGATAAATACAATCAGAGTTACTTAAAAATTGTTGAAAAATTAAATGATTTTGATAATGTGTTAATTCTTGAAAGAAAAGTAGATACAACACCATATGAATTAGTTGTTGAAATTATTAAAAAATATCTTGAAGATTTAAAAATTGAAGAATTACCAATCACAATTGAAGGAGAAAGTAAAATTTATAGGAAAGTGTATAATTTGAACATTGCTGTCGCAACGTTAAAACCATCTGTATATAGTTTTACGTTTAAAAGATATTCAATAGTTGAAGGAACTGATGTAGCAAGAAATGGAATTTGGGAAATAATTGGAAGTAAATTAAACATATCGTATAATAGATTCAAATTTCATAATGAAAATTATATTGTTAGATTATTAAATTATTATGCAAATGGGTTAATGAAATTTAAAAAAGATATTTTTGTATCAAATTTTTTGTTTAAAATAAATGATAATACATCTCTTGTCGTGTTTGAAAATCAAATTCCAAATATTGAGGTTGTTTGGAAAAGAAAACATGTTGGAACTCCTAAACATAAATTGATAGGTGTTGAAAAGTTTAAAACAAGATATGGAAAAGTTATTAAACCAGAAGGATTGTATCCCAATCCAGTTATAAGATTTGATTGGAGAAATCCTGTTGAACATGATGAAAAAACAGGTGAATTAATTGATAAAGGTGATGAAGCAATTGCTGATGAATTTGCTGATTTTTATATTGATACACAACATAGCAAAATATTAACAAATTATGTTAGTTGGTGGTTATTTCATTATTTTGATTCTTATGGACTTGAATTGGTAGATTTATGTTATTTTCAAAATGAAAATGCTGATAGAATTCACAGTGAAATTACACCAGATGGGATGAGATTAAAACTTAAAGATGAACACAAAGATATGGATAAAGATTTATGGAGAAAAGGTGCTGATAAAAGTGTTTTGAAAGATAGATGGATGGAACTTTTGAATATAATTAAAAATTCGTAAGAAAAATATAAAAATTATTTACTTTTCTTTTATTTTTTGTTATAATTATAAAAAAGAAAAAAGGAGTTAAAATGGTAAAATGTTTCAAAGAATATTCAAAACAAGCTTTGGGATATTTAATATTTTTAATGTTTGTTGGTGCATTTGCATGGGATATTATATATTCGAATACTCATACATTTGTTAGTAAAGAAACAAGAGAAATGGCAAAAGAATTTGCTGAAAAAAATAAAATTTCAATAATAAGTAGAGATTTAACAGAAAATACTGTATTTTATAAAGGTGAATTTTGTTATGGTAATATTCTTTCAGTAATTGAATTTAAAGTTGACACAGATGGAAATTTTGAAGTAGAATCTATTAAACCAAAAATTGTTAAAATAAATAAAGTTGAATCTGATGCTGAAAGTGTATTGTTATTAGCAAGTTATTCACATGATGAATATAAAGGTAAAATTATTAAATGTAATAATGGAGTTAACAAATTGTGGACACCTATTAAATTTTAATTTTTATGAGGAAGAAAAATGAAAGCAATCTTTTTGTCTATTATTGATAAAAAGAAAAAATACATTCTTTTAATTAGAAGATATGATAATACTTCAAGTTTTCCAGGTGGATATATTGAAAATAATGAGTCAAAAGTTGAAGCATTAAAAAGAGAAATATATGAAGAATTAAATTTTGATGTTGAAAAATATTTGGATAAAATTGAAGAAGTAAAAACATCAAGTGACAGAATTTTTTTATTTATTTTATTTATGAATATAGAAGATATTATTAAAATAATGAAAAACAGTTTTAATGCTAAACATTTTAAATCTGAGATATTAGGTGTTGAATTGTTAAAATTGAAAAAAGAAAACATAGAAAACATTTTAAATCAGAAAGAAAATGGTAATTTTAAAGAGCAAATTATGACACTTATTAAAAAATACAAGTTAATAAATTAAAATTTAATTAGCATTTTAGGTTATTAAATAAAAAAAGGATATAAATGATAAGAGAAATTTTAGAAAAAATAAAAGTTTCAGAAGGAACAGAACCAGATTTATCTGGAATTAAATACACTGTTGTTCTTTTAGGTGGAAGTATTGGAGAAAAACCTATTAGAAGTGTAAAAGAACTGGAAGGAAAAGAAGTAATTAACAAAAAGAAAATTTTTAACATACCAGAAGAAGCAAAAAAATATGCAAGACAAATGAATAAATATTTATCTCCTGGAGAGAAAAAATATTATGGATTGAAGTATGTTGCTGCAGAACTGAAAGACGGTGTTTTTACAGGAAAAAAAGTTTGAGAATATTTGAATATAAATTAAAGTAAAAAAATTAATTCTTTTCAATATTTTATATAGAGTGGATAAAAAGGCTTCCTTGATCTTTTATAATTATTATTATTTAGTCTTCATCCACTCTATAAAATTGTTTTAGAAAAAATTTGCTTTTTTTAAAAAAAATTGTTATAATTTCATAACGAATTCTTTTTAATTTATTTACTTTTTTCAAAAAATTTGTTATAATTTTATTGTTAGTATTTATTTATTGGAGCCTCTCTGGTTAAAGTTTAAAAAGTTGATTGTAAAAAATATTTATACATTATAAAAATTGTCCAGGGACCTCCAGAGAGGTTCTGATAAGTAAATTTAAAGGAGTTAAAATGAATTTACAAAAATTTGTTTATGATAGATACAACAAATTTGTTTATACAGGAAAAGATGAAAATAATTTTCAAGAAATGGAAGATCTTTTGCCTTTTGTTGTTAAAAATTTTCAGCATTTAACAAAAGATGATATTCAAAATATTAAAGAAGTTTTAAAAACTGAAATTACAAAAGCTAGAACTGCTAAAACATTTAGTACTTTTAAAAAAGTAGCTAATTCTTCAAGATTTGATATTTTAGTAAAACAATTATTACATTATTTTACAACATATGGATTAGGTCTTCAAGGTGAAGATGTATTTTTAGATAATCCTGAATTTAATCAAATTATCAAAGAAGTTATTGTAATTGAATCAATGTCTTTTGAAGAATTTGTTAAAAGATTTGTAGAAGATATTTACAATACTAAACAATGGACTTTTGAAGAAATTTCTTTTATTGTTAATTTCATAAACTATAACAATTTAGAACTTGATTTTGATAAAATTCCTTCTAAAGAATTAAGATATGCACTTTTTGATAAGTTTAATAAATTACCAGATAATATTGATGAATTTTTTGGATACGTAAATTATATTTTAACAGGTAATACCTTATTTGTTAAAGATGAAGAGACACTTGGTGTTTTTGTGAATAAATCAAATGAGTTTTTTGAATATCTTAAAAAATTTATAGAAAAATATGGATTTATTCCTTTAGCTGAAGGGTTTAATAGATATAAGAAAATATTTGTAGCAGTGAAAGCAAATTCTAATAATAGAAAATTAAAATGGACTATAAATAGAATCTCTAAATTATCTAAAAAATATCACAAACCTAAAGGACTTCCAAAATATCTAAGAATCACAGAATTAATAGAATATGGAAATATATGTTATGATGATTTTATGAAATTGATATCAAATATGGATTTATCATATGTTATTAAATTAGGGAATGCCTTTAAATACAGAGTTTATTGTCAAGAAAATAATATTAACGGTGCAATGTATGTTATAAGAAATGGAAAAATATGGTATACAAAAACATATTTTACAGGTGAATATAAACCATTTTTAGAAATATTAATAAATTTTATACAAATGAAATTTATTAAAAAAATTGTTAAAGAGAAAATCATTTTTGATATAGAAAAATATAAAAATTATGCTTTACCTGTTTCTGGAAAACAATTTTTAAATGATGTTCCATTTGGAACAAAAATAACAAATTTTAATTTAATGGGTATTTATTGGGAAAATGTTAATGGAAAAAGTATAGATTTAGATCTTTCTTTGACAAATCAATTTAGAAAAATTGGTTGGAATTCTGATTGGAAAAACAATAATGTAATTTTTAGTGGTGATATGACTGACGCAAAAAATGGTGCTGCTGAAAGTTTTCTTTTGTTAAACACAAAAGGTTCAATTTATATATTGAATATTAATTATTTTTCACCACAAGATGTAAAGGTTCCTTATACACTTTGGTTTGGAAATATAGAAAGAACAAATGAATTACCAAAAAATACAATGGCTGATGAAATTATTTTTAAATGTAATGATTATGTGGATGAAAAAAATATTCATAAAACATTAGGTGTATTAATAGAAGATACTTTTTATATTAATAATTTCAAAATGCCTCCAAAATCTGTAGCAAATGAAAACGAAACGCTTTTTATGAATGTGATAAAAGCTTACAATGAAGCAAGATTGAGAATTGAAGATATTTTATCAGAAGATTTATTAGAAATTTTAAAAGGATTTTTAAATTCTAAGGATTTCAAAAAAGTGGAATATACAAAAGATGTTCAATTGAGACTTTTTTCTTAAAAAAAAGGGCAAAGAGACATCCTTGATATATTTTAATAAAAGGGGTTATTTGTTGTCTCCGCCCTCTTAAGTTTTTATGATCATTAATGAGAGAGTTAAAAAGACTTCCTTTGTTTTTATAATTAAAGTAACTGTTAGTCTTCAACTCTCTCTGTATTTTCTTTAAAAATCTTCAAAGAGTTTTCAAAAGTTAAATTAAAAACTCTTTATTGCAAATCTTCCATTGATTTAAAATATATCCTTCAAAATATATCCTTCAAAATATATCCTTCAAAATATATCTTCAAATTACATTTTCAAAATATATCTTCAAGTTACATTTTCAAATATACATTATATAAATCATTTGTTGTGTAAAATTTTTGGAATATCTATTCTACTATTTACATTTTTCAAAAAATATGTTATAATTATAAAAAAGAAAAAGGAGTTAAAATGGAAGTTTATAAAAATAAATTTTCTACAGGAGAAGATATTACTATAAAATTAAACAAATATGATAAGTGGTGGCTAAAAAAATTAATTAAAAAAGAAAATTATCCAGAAGAAGAATTTTATGAAATAGGATTTTATTTTGATAAAAAATATCCTGTTCCAATTTTAAATGATGAAAGAGAACCTGAACATATAGAGGTATATTCAAAAGAAGAAATTGAAGATGTTTTGAATTCAAAATCTAGAGTTAGAAAAAATTTTTATTATATTTTTTATGAAGGGGTATATGTTGAATAAAGAACACCCTCACCCAGTGTTTCAATGAAAGCAAAAAATGAAGAAGAACTTCAAAATTTGCTCAAAATAAAAATTATTAAAAATACAAACAAATTATCAAAAGCAAAAGAATTTTTAGAAAATATATATATAAGGAGGAAAAGATGTTTTTGTTTTCAGATTCAAATTGTTTTGAAAGATATAATTTTTTAAAATTATTTAAAACGTTTGAAGAAATTAAAAAATACATTTTGGATAATATTGATGAAATTGACAATTGTATTCATATTTTTGAAATTGATTGTAATAAATCAAAATTTAAAAATGAAATTCATGTGAGAAAAGATAAATTTCTACAAAAATATGCTCCTGTTGGTTTTGTTTATAAAACAAATATGAAAAATGAATTACTTGAAAAAGATAAAAATTGGGAAAGTAAAATAGAAATTAAAACATACAGTATGTTTGGTGCTGATTGGGATGATATCAAATATATTTATAAAAAAATTAAGGAGTAAATATGAATGTTATTTTACCAAAAACTGGAAAAGAAGTTAAAGAAACAAAATTAATTTTTGAATACAGTATTGATCAACCTGTTATTTTTGAAATTGATGATGTAGAATTTCATTTTAAAATTGTTGGCAAAGAAATAAATGTATGGGATAAAGAAATAAATCAAAATGATTCTGTATTTTTGATATCAATAAAAGGTCCAAAAATACATATTAAAAATGTTAAGTATCCTTATAGAATGAAAGAATTAATTTTTAAAGTTCTAAAAGAAGATGGTAAATTTAAAGAATTAATAGAAAGAGCTTGTGCTACAGATAATGAGGTATTTTTCTTTAAGGATAAACCATTAAAAGAATTAGAAAAATATCTCAAAGAAGTTATCAAAGATGTTTATGAATATTCAAAAAATGATTTTGAAATATAAATAAATTGTAATTTATTTACTTTTTTCAAAAAATTTGTTATAATTTTATTGTTAGTATTTATTTATTGGAGCCTCTCTGGTGAAAATTTAAAACTTTGATAATTAAAACTATTACGATAATTAAAAAATTAACCAGAGACCTCCAGAGAGGTTCTGATAAATAAATTTTAAAGGAGTTAAAATGGAAAGAATATTTAAAGATTTTAAGAAAACTTATGAAACTTTGTTAAAATCTACTTCTCATCAGGGTGATTTATATCATCTTGAAGGGGATGTTTGGACTCATACTATGCTTGTATTTAATCAAGCTCGCTTAAATAATGCTTCAAAGAATCTTCAAATTGCTGCACTTCTTCATGATATTGGAAAACCTCTTGCAAAAAATCATCTAGAAAATGGTAAAATAGTATTTAGAGGACATGAAGGAATTTCTACTTTGATGTCTATTGATTTTTTAATAAATTTAGTTTATAAAGATACTGTATCTTTTTTGAATGCTATTGAAATTCTTTACATAACAAATTATCATGGAATATTTTGGAGAAAATCAGACAAACAAATTAAAAAATATTTTGTCAATGGACATTATGATTTATATGAAAAACTTTATGAATTTTCATCTTATGATGCCAAAGGAAATATTTCTTTTAAAGATTTTCAATATAAAGAAAAAGAAAAATATGGATTTAATAAAATTTGTAATACAATATTAGATAAAAATTGTTATATTATGATAGGACTTCCAGGATCTGGAAAATCGACTTATATAAAAAAGAATTTTAAAGACTTAGAAGTTTTAAGTAGAGATGATATTCTTTTAGAATATGGAAAAAAGAAAGGATATGGTGATACATATACAGATATTTGGAAAAAATTAAGCTCAGAGGATCAAAAAGAAATTAATAAAATTCTTTTACAAAAATTTAATAAACTTAAAAAATCAAATAAAGATTTTGTTATAGATATGACAAATATTAGTTGGAAATCAAGAAGAAGATGGTTATCTCAACTTGATGATTATAATGTAAAAGCAGTTGTCATGTTATCATCTTTAGATGAAATTCTCAAAAGAAATAAAGAAAGAAGTGAAATTGATGGAAAATTTATTCCAGAAAATATTTTAATAGATTTTGCAAAAAGATTTGAACTTCCTTTGTATACTGAAGGATTTAATAGAATTTATTTTGAATATATGAAAGATACAACACAATGTCTTTTCTTTCATAATTAAAGGAGTTAAATGAATTTTGGTGAAAAATTACTTAATAAATATAAGAAATCTTATATAGATGGAAAATTTTATTTTGGAAATGGTATAATTGTTAATGAAAAAGAAATGATAGTAGGAAGATGGGATAATAGATTCATTATGGATGGTCATAAAGAATTTGAATATTTACTTCCTGATGATTTTAATTGTCTAGAAACTTTTATTGAATATACTAAAGAATTTTTAAAAAAATATAATAATTAATATAAAATTAATATTGTTATATTATAATTGCATAAAGGAGGAATTATGATAATAATTGAAGGTCCTGATAATGTTGGCAAAGATACGCAAATTAAAAAAATACAAAAATGGTATTATAAAAAGTATAAAGAGCCTTTAATAAAAACACACTGTAGTTATTATGGTATAAATAATCCTGAATTAGCATTAGAAGAATATATAAGAATATCAGAGCTAGATTTAATTTATCCAATTATTTCTAATAGATTACATATAGGTGAGTTGGTTTATGGACCAATTTATAGAAATTATACAAAAAAAGAAATAGAAAAAGTTCTAGAATTTGAAAAAATTTTTTTAAAAGATAGTATTTTATTTATTTTTATTGATAATCCTAAAAATTTAATACAACGTGATGATGGACAGTCATTTACTACTGATTTGAAATTAAAAGAAAAAGAAATTAATCTTTTTGAAAAGGCATATGAATTATCTAACATAAAAAGTAAATTTCTTATAAATATAGAAGACAAAAATGAAGATGATGTATTTGATATTGTAAAATATTTTCTAGATAAGGTGTTAAAATGATTATAGGAAATATTAATTGTAAAGATAAAGATTTTTTAAATTTTGTAAATTTTGAAGTTAACAAAATAATCCAAACAAACAATACTAGTGGAAGAACATCTCAACAAATTTATAAAGATGCATTTAATGGAATAGCAGCAGAATATTTTTTAATTAAAAATTTTGGTTTCAAGAAAAGTTTTGATTGGAGATATGATTTAATTGATTGTTTTAATACAAAATATGAAGTCAAAACTGCAAGAGTGAATGGACACAAATGGTTTCCAATTAGACAAGATATGAAATACGTGAAACAAAATTCTAATTTAATTGATTTTGTTTTATTATGTGAAATATTTCCTAATGGTGATATTAACTTTAAATACAAAGTTAGAACTGACATATTTATTGAAAATATAAAAGAGTCAAATTATGGAGGTTATTATTTTAATCATTTTTGTCAATGTGAAGTTTTTTAAACAAAAAATATTTTTGTCTATTTTGATTTACAAATTTGTGAAATTTAATATAATTATTTATGAAAAATATTTTGATAAAGGAGATAACGTGAAAAAAGAACTTAAGCAAAAAGTTATACAATGGAGTAAAGATAGAGGAATTATTGATAACGGTAAACCATTGACTCAATTTGCAAAATTAATGAGCGAATTTAGTGAAATATTTGAAGCTAAAAGATTAAAAGATAATGATAAATTAGTGGACGCTATAGGTGATGTTCAAGTTGTTTTGATTAATTTGAGTGAAATGTTAGGTGGAATTGAATTTGAAAAATCTAATGAATTTTATGACTTAGATTTGTTGACAGAAACTATTTGCAATATTGGTGATATGATTATTAAAGAAGATACAAAATCAGCATTAGATTTAATTAAAAAATCATATATTTATTTAGTAGGATATTCTAGATATTTAGGAATAGATTCTGATTATGCATTAGAAGTTGCTTATAATGAAATAAAAGATAGGAAAGGTTTTTTAACTCCTGAAGGTAATTTTGTAAAAGAAACTGATCCGAGATATAAAGATATTATTAAAAAATATAAAGGATGAAAAATGTGTGTAATAGATATAAACAAAGAAATAAATGAAAGAATGTCAAATTGGACAGATAAAACTAATTTTTATAAAAAAATAAAAGATATAAGAAATGAAATAATTCAAAAATATAAAAATAAAGAATTTGTTATTGATAAGACAGGACAAAAATTAATTGAAATTATTGGAGCAACATTTATAGTTGATGAACCGTATATTCTTAGAGAGACAAATTTAGATTATGCACAAAGAGAAATACAATGGTATGAAAGTCAATCATTAAATGTTTATGATATTCCAGGAAAAGTTCCGTTAATTTGGCAGCAAGTTGCAGATAAAGATGGTTTTATAAATTCTAATTATGGTTGGGTTATTTTTAGTAAAGAAAATTTTGATCAATACAAAAATTGTATAAGAGAATTAAAACGAAATCCGGATAGTAGAAGAGCTATTATGATTTACAATAGACCTTCTATGCATTATGAATACAATAAAAATGGTATGTCAGATTTTATTTGCACAATGTATAATCAATTTTTTATTAGAGATAATGTGTTAATTAGTCATTATGTAATGCGCAGTAATGATATTGTGTTTGGGTATTCTTCCGATTTTTATTGGGATTTGTATGTCCAAAATAAAGTTTTTGATGAACTAAAAAAGACATACCCGGAATTAAAAAAAGGACCTATTATCTGGACAGCGAGCTCTTTACATGTTTATGAAAGACATTTCAAATACATTGAAAGATTTATAAATGAAAATGAATATATTTACGTTTTTTAATAAATATGATGTGGTGGTTATACAAAACATGAAAAGGAAGTTAAGATGGAAAAAATTTTTGTTTATCTTTATCTTTATGATATGATAGGAAAATTGGAAAATGTTTTGTTTTTTGGTGGACTACTTGTATTATCTATTTTATCTTTTTATTATGAATTGGTTTTAGATGAATGTTGCTTGAAAAAAGAAGAAGAAATAAAAAGAATAAAAGATATAAAATCAAATCTCAAAAAATATATAAAAGTGAGTGTTATATTGACTATTATTGGTCTTTTACTTATTGTTTTAAGTCCTAGAAAATATTTGTTTTATTCTTATTTAGGATACAATGTTGGTAAAAAGATTAAAATAGATGAAAAATTATCACCAATTTTAGATAAATCTTTAAAAATAATTAATTTAGAACTTGATAAAAAACTAAAAGAATTAAAAGAATTTAAGGAAAACAAATGAAAATAGCTGTTTTAAAATTAGGAGCTAGAATTGTAAATAAAGGAACATCAGGCGGTTCAGGAGAAGCACTATCAATTATGAAGCTTTTGTCTAAAAATTTTGAAGTTCATTATTTTACTAAAATTTTAAAAAAAGATCCAAAAATTGATTTTGCAATAGGACACAATATTTTAGAAGACAATAATTTAGATAATTTTGATGCACTTGTAGTTATTAATGGTAATGTTAACTTTTTTGGAGGTGCTGAAGATAAAGCTCAAATAATGAATTATATTATGATTAATAAATTTAATGGACCTATATTTTATATGTATTGTGACCCTGAATTACATTTGAAACAAATTTGGAAATCGATTGAAAAGAAACCATGGAGTAAAAAATATAAAAAAGAGGATATTTATATAGACAAAGAAATTATTTATATTCATCAACCTTATAATATTAATCCTTTTAGAAAACAAATTGAAAAAGAAGTGAAAGTTAAAGAATATGTCCATTTTCCTTTTTATAAATTTCCTTTATTAAATGAAAGACTTCCTTGGGATTGGTCTAAAAAAATAAAAGACTTAGGATATGGTGGAACATTAAGAGGTGGAAAAAGAGAAGAAAAAATTCTTCAGTTTTTATTTGGATATAATGATTTAATTGTTGAAGTTTTTGGTCCTATAAAATTAGAAAAATTTAAAAAATACAAAGAAGAAATACATGGTAGACCACCACTATTTGGAAAACCAGTTGAATATTCAGAATTTTTAAACAAGATGAATGAATTTAAAGCGACAGTAATCATAGGTGATAAAAAATATAATGGTAATAATATAAATCAAAGAGTATATGAGTCAATTTTAGCAAACAACATAACATTTGTTGATAAAGAATTAGATCCACAAATGAAAATTTATACAGATGAAACTTTGAGAAAATTGTTATATGTTAAAAGTAAAGATGATATTGAAAAAAGAATGAAAATGTTGAAAAATGATGAAGAGAAATGTAAAAAAATTTGTGATTTACAATATGAGAATACTAAAATTAATGTTGATGAATATGCAAAAGAATTATATCAAATAATAAAAGAAAGAATATGAATTGGGATAGTATCTGTAAAAATATTTTAAAAATTAAAGAAATAAAACCAAATATAGATGATATAGAATATCCAGGAATTTTTGGATTAAAGAAACATCAAAAGTATTTTAATAATTTTAAAAAATTCTATACTCCTCCTAGAGGAAATTTATTTTCAAAAATTGTTTTTATAGGTTACAAACCTGGAACAAAATTTAAACATTTATATAAATGTGAATCTGCTTGGTTATTTGGTCCTTCATCAAAAACACTTTTAGATGTTTTAAAAGAAATAAAATTATTTCCTTATTTTACTAATTTAATAAAAGATGAATCTAATTTATCATTAAAAGAATGGACTAATATTCTTTTAGATGAATTGAATTTTCTAAAAAATGAATATGATTTTGATAGGTTTGTATTTTTAGGAAATTATAAAGAATACAATGATGTTTTTGAAAAATTTAATTCTTTTAAAGTTTATCATCCATCGTATGTAAGAAGATTTAATAAAAAAGAAATTTTCAAAAAACAACTTTTAAAAATTTTAAGTTAGCATTTTTAAAAAATATAATATAATTTTAAATGAATATTTAAAATAAAGGAAAATTGATGAAAGTGTTAATAATTTCAGGAGGAACAGGAAGTAAACAATTAAAAAAAGGACTTTCTAAATATTTAGATATTAATAATATGTATACTTTAGTAAATGCGTATGATAATGGTCTTTCTACTGGTATTGTTAGAAAAGTTTTTAATGGTGAAATACTCGGTCCATCTGATGTCAGAAAACAACAATTTTTAGATTATGAATTATATAGAGATAAAATTAAAACAGATTTATCAGAAAAAATTTTTAATGTTTTATCAAAGAGATACACGTTTTATAAAGATGCTGAATATAAAATAAAAGAATTAGTTTCAGATTTTCCTGATGAAATTAAACAAGCTGTTGAAGTGTATTTTAAACAAAAACTTTCACATAAAATAAGATATGTAGATTTTTCTATTGCTAATATTGTATATGGTGGTCTTGCTTATATTAATAATAAGTCGTTACAAAAAGCGGCTGATATTATGGCAGAATATCTTAATTTACCTAAAAATGTTATTGTTAATTCTGATGAATCATTATTTTTATGCGCAAAAACTGAGAAATCAGTTAATATATATGATGAAGCTGAAATAGTTGATTGGAATAATCCTAACAACAGAATTACTGACATATTTTTTATTGATAAATATGGAAACGAAAAAATTCCAATTTTGTCTGAAAGAGCTAAAAAAGTAATTAAAAAAAGTGATTTAATAATATTTAGTTCAGGAACACAATTTTCTTCACTAATACCAACATATAAAACTAAAGGATTTAAAGAAGCAATAAAAGAAAAAGAAAAATATCTTGTGGTCAATATTACACGTGATAAAGATATGATAGGGTATTCTTTAGAAGAAGAACTTAAAATTATTTTAAAAAGTCTAAATTATGATGTTTCAAAAATTATATCTCATACAAAAATTTATTCAAAGTTAGATATTCCTGTTGTTATCAATGAAAAAATAAAAAATAAAGATAAACATGATCCTGATGAGTTAGCATTTACAATTTTTGACAGTTATTTTAATTTTGATGATTTTAATACATTGATATTTGATTTTGATGATACTATTTTTTCTAGAAATATAAAAGATGTAGATGTTTCATTAGAAAATAATAATTTGATAAATAAACTTTATGATAAATACAAAATAATACTTTTTACAGGTAAAAAACTTTCTGAAATTCCTAAAGAATTAAAATGTAATTATTATGCGACAAATTATGGAAGTACTATTTATAAAGATAATAAAATTATTTATAAAAATTTTGAATTAAAAACAAATGAATTAAATGAGATTTTTGATGTTTTGAGAGATATATCATTCAATGTTTCAAAAATTGAAAATAGAAATAATTGTATTATTTCATTAAGATTTTTAGATTATGAATATAGAGAAGTTCTACATAAATATTTGTTAATTAAACTACCTGATTTACAAGTTATTAAAGCAGGTATTTCAACTATTGATATAATGAAAAAAGACAATAATAAATATAATAATTTTAAAAAGTTGCTTGAATTAATTGATATAGATAAAAATAAAGTGTTTTATATTGGTGATGAAATAAATGGAAATGATAAAGATATGATTAAAAAATTACCATCACTTCATGTAAAAAATGTTTATGATACTAATGTATTTTTAAAATATCTTTTAAGAAAAGGATAAACAATGAATTTATATATTATGGCAGCAGGAAAATCATCAAGATTTTCCTATAAGCCAAAAATATTAGAAACGTTTGAATATAATGAAAAAATTTTTAAAAAATTTTTTGATAATATTTATATAGTTACAACAGATAATATTTTAAATAATTATCCGAAAATTAAAACATTTTCTAAAACTATAACAGGTGATTTTGGGAATGGATCAGGAGCAGATGTTTTTGAATTAAAAAAGAAAATTAAAGAACCTATTTGTATTTGTTGGAGTGACGTATTTTTTAATGAACAAAATATAAAAGATATTTTAGAAACATATAAAAAATTTGATAATAATTGTTTGACTGTAACAAAAAGAAAAAATCCATATGTTTCTTTGGTTTTTAAAGAAAATAAATTAATAGATTGGACTAAAGGTCAAAAAGAAGGTTATCAAGATAATTCAATTTTTATAATTAAAGAATTAAAAGAAAAAGAAAAAGAATTTTTAGATTTAGCTGTTAAAAATAATTTTCATGTTAATATTGTAAAAGAAAAAACTTTATTTTTCAACACACCAGAAGAGTATAAAAAAGTTTTAAAGGAATTAAAATGACAATTTTTTTATATGGTGAAAAAAGAGTTGGAAAAGATACTGTTGCAGATGTCATTGAAAAATATATAAAAGTTGATAGATTTTCTTTTGCTAAAAAACCTAAAGAAATATTTTGTAAAATAAAAGGTATATCTTTAGATGATTTTGAAAAAAACAAAGAAAAATATCGAAAAGATTTGATATGGTTTTCAGAAGAAATAAAAAAAGGGTATCCTTATATTTGGGCTGATTTTGTGAAGAAACAAATGAATGTTACAAAAATTAATTTAATAACAGATTTGAGATTTAAAGTTGAATATGAGAGAATTAAAGAAGTTGATAATGTAATTGTTATACATGTTATTGATAAAAATATAAAAGAAGAATTTATTGAAAAAATTGATTTTGATAAAGAAATTATTTTAGATAATACAGAAAAAGATATTAACAAATTAAAAGATAAAGTTAAAAAAATTTTAATTGAAATAGGAGTTTTAAATGATCGAAAAAATTAAAAATAAAATAAAAGAATTAAGACAATGGAATTACGATTTTGAAGAATTAAATCCACAAAAATCTGAAGTTCTTTGGTATACACCATTATGGGTATGTGCTGAAGGTGGAAGAGAAGCATGGCAAAGTCATAGTAAATCAGATAGTGATATAAAAAATAATATAACAGGTGAAAAAGATAAAGAATTTATAGAAAGGATAGGTAATAAATTTAAACATAAATCTATTTTAAGGCATCTAACATATACATTCAGGATTATGAATTTTAGTAGAGCAACATTACAAGAATTGTCACGTCATTGTGTTGGAATTGCACCGACAGTTAAATCAACACGATATACATTGAAAGAATTAGCACAAGAAAAAGAATTTATCGATGATATTCAAAGAGCTTCAAAATATTTTGTTTTTTCTGGAGATGAAGTTATTGATAAATACGCATTACAAAATTTAGAAAATACAAGAAAAATTGTAGCACATTATAAGGGAAAAAATTTAGATAGAATCAAAATACTTCTTCCTGAAGGATATAAAACAAGAGGTGTTTATACAATTAATGGACAAGAATTACAACATTTA